CAAGGCCAAAAAGCCCGCCCAGCATCTGCTGGTTCTGCTGGTTCTGCTGGTTCCACGAATTATAGGAGTTCTGATAGCCAGCCTGGGTAATGCCTGCCACGTCCGTTCCCGCAACGCCGGTCTGCGGGGTGCTGCCGAATTGCGGCTGTGCAATCTGACCCTGCCCGGCAAGCGCGAGGATTTCGTTGATCGGCGTCTGACGCTGCAAGAGGGCTTCCGACACAGCCTGATTGCGGCCCGTGAGCAGCAACTGATTGCGCGCGTCGTTCTCCCCTTGAAGGTTCGACTCCTGTGCCCGGTCCCATGCGGTGGAACCAAGCTTGATGCCCTGATTGCTCAACCGGGTATCGAGAGCCGTCTGGCGACGTGCCAGCATCGGGTCTAGGCGCTTGGAAGCCAGTTCGTTGATGCGCGCTTCGGTTGCGTCGTTATCGAGGCTGAAGGGCGTAGAGAGTAGACCAGAAAGCCGCCCGGATTGTTCCTTGGCGACGTTGGCAAGGTTCTGCGTCGTCTGCTGCGACGTATCATAAATCTGCTGCCCGGCAGGGGTTAGCGCGGTCGTCGCCTGAAAGCGTGGCGTGCCGTCTTCCCATTTGCCGATCTGCGAGTAAGTGAGCGTGCCGCCCGGCGTTACCTGATTGGTCGAATTGAGGCCGGTTTGCGTGATCGCGGTTTCGCGATTGCTGGCCGTCTGTGCCGCCGCAGTTGCCTGCGGGCTAGGCGGCTGGGGGGCAGTTTGTTTACCCATGCGCGGGCCTCATAAACTTGCTGGCGAACCAGTCATCATCAGTCAGTGTCAGCACGGCTTCAGCCTCGTCCCTGCCCCGTAGCCGGGGGATGAGATATTCCTTGCACCCGACCGCCTTGGCTATGCGCCGCATGCGGTCGTTACTCTCGGCAACGCGAAGAATGACCAATTGGCAGCCAACCCCCGAAAAGGGGTAGCCGAACATGGTTTTCAGGATCGATCGATTGAGCCAGCGTGGCGACGTGGAAGCCGCCGACATTTGGATTGTCCCGTGTTCCGGGTCCCATTCGTGATAGACGCAACCGCCTACCAGCCGTTCGTTTTCAACTACGCCAATGGCAGTGCAGTTCATGAACGGTCGTTCGTGGCCCAAGAGCTTGGCGACGTGTTCAGCCACCAACTGGTCATAGCCAATCAGCGGACCGATCAGAGCATCACCTCTCCGGCCTCAAATAAGACGTCAATGATGACCAGTTCCGCGCTTGGCGTGGTCACCGAACCACACGACACCTGCACTTGAGCAGCCGTCACATAGCCAGACTGACCGATGCTGACCCAGCGGGTGTTATAAGGCTGGGCAATGATGCCCGTATCCCATTCGGCAACATCCCAGACGCCAACGTCCCAGATGCCGGGGCTGTCGAAGTCGGTCGAGACGTTCGGCGGGCTAGGCGTTGAAATCGAGTAGTCAGTTGATACCGACAATTGCGGAATGAACGTGTTCTGTGTGGTGAACTGCCCACGCGCCGCAATGATGGTCTTTTCGTAGCCTGGAGCCCCGAGATGGTCCCAAGCGAGAACCGCCTTGGCGTAGTAGATTTCACCGTCATCCGACCCGGTAATGTCGGCTTGATAGATCGCCCCATCATTGGAACCGAAATAAACGAATTCATTGTAGAGCGTCAGGCAGCGGGTGTTCCAGCCAGTGCGCTTGCACCATGCGCCGGTCTCAAGGTTGACCGAGTAGCACCACGGCGGGGTTGTGTTGTCGTCACCAGTCACCGGGCAGGAGATGATCGCCCGATTGCGGGATGACCACTTGACGATCTCCCAAGGCAAGCCACGACGCTGGCGAGCGTCCGTAGTCCAGTCGGGTTGAATGTTGCGCGACACAGCAGCTAGAGCGAGCGCCGCCCGATCCTTGGCAATCGCCTGCGAGATGGGAACAGCGCCCTCTTCCGTCAGAACGATGAGGTCGCCACCTGCCCGCATGGTGCCATTCTTGCCGAGTGGAGCCGGGCAATCATAGACGCCAACAATCGACCAGTCGGCTGGGTCGGACGGGTCGGAACCCTGATAAACCGCGAATTCGCCCTGCGTGGAAATGACCACAAACTTGTCGTCCAGACCGTCGCCACTATCGAGCGACCAAGAGGCGGTCAGGAGGACAGAGCCACCCTTCTTGAACACGCCCGCAAGCGATACCTGAATGGCCGCGCCACCAATGCTATCGACAGGCAGGAACCAGACATTCATCGTGCCGCCCTGCACAAAGGCGAGGCGGTTGCGATAGACCGAAACGTGAGATAGGCCGACCGTTGAAACGCCGGTAATCGCCGGGGTTGATACGCCGGTTATCTGCGTCCAAGTCGTGCCGTCATAAAGCTGGGGACGGTCAAGATCGTTGCAGGCATACATGAACTGCCCGCCGACCGTGGCAAAGTTGGCAGTGGAGTAGTAACCGTTCGTCTGCCCCGTCACATCAGCCGCAGGCGGCGTGTCAGCATCAACCGGCGACGTGATGTCAAAGATGCTGTCTTCAGTGGCACCGAACATCTTTTCGGTCGTGCCGCCGATGTAGGTGAACACGCTTTCGCACGGGTCAGTGAGCGACACCGTGGCGTGCTTCTGCGATCCGCCCCAAAGCTTGATCCCCGTAGACGTGGGGAACCAGTTTTCCAGCACCAGCGCAGTGCCAGCCTTGGCCGCTGCTTGGTTCTGAGCCGATACCCAGCCGAGAACCGGCGCGGGCAATGGCTTGGACCGGGACTGTGACCGTGCGGCCTGCTTGACCGCCTGCCTTGCGAGGCTCACGGGACAATCACGCCAGGATAGGCAACCGACACATCGGACGGAATGCGACGGGTGCCAATGTGGATGACGCGAGCACCCTTGTCAGTGCTAGCGAGGTTGTCGCGGCAGATGTTGTAGTTGGTCATGTCCTCGGCATAGGGTCGGCCCTTCGATGCCTTCCAACGCCAGATCAGACCCAGCTTCAGAATGCGGTCGCCAAGGAAAAACTCGTCAGTGTCCACCGTGAAATCGGTTTTGGTGAGCGTCGTGCTGCCCGTGGCGGAGACCAGCTTGTTGCTCATGTAGAAGTGTTTGACCGTCGCCGTGTTGGTTACAGCCGGGCGAATGTGGATTTGATTGCCATAGATGATCCACCGCCCGGTGACGGGTTCAAAGTCCAGAACATCGAGGGCAAGCCAGCGGTCCTCGTCCTCGATGCGTTCAAGTGGGGCATTGGGCTCGTCAGAGGGCCATAGGTTGGCTTTCTTGGGCATCCGGGCATAGTCTGCCGGTAAATCCCAATCCTCTTCCGTGCCGTCGCCTGTAATGGTGTTGAGTACCTTTAGCCGCTGCCAATCGAAGTCCTCGGCAATGGCCTTGGCGGTCTCGTTCACGAACGCCTGCATTTCCACAGACGTGCGGTCGGTCGCGGTGAACAATACGGTCGGAACCGTAATGCCGATCCACGGCGCAGCGTCTTTGACGGCTTGCAGGACGGTCATGGTTTAGGCTGCCTTTGATGCGAGTTCGGCGTTAATTTCGTCGGCGCGGGCAATCAGCGTCTTGATGCCGGGGTTGCCCAACGGACGCTGGCCGGTCTGGTCAGCAATCCAGTTCTTGATGTCGTCGGCCTGCCAGTTGGCAAACGGGGACGCGCTTGTGTCGGGCTCGTCCGGTTCGTCATTGGCAACGGGGGCCTTGACGCCCTTGGTCTGGGCAATCAGGTCGGCCATCTGGCGCTGAAGCGCTTCGATCTGTTCGTCGCGGGCTGCGAGTTCAGCGGCCATCTGTGCGCTGTTGGCGCTACCGGCTGCCTTGTCGAGCCATGCCTGCGCCTGGTTCTTGAGTTCGCGGCCACCCATGCCGATGCGCTGGAGCATCGTACCGTCAAGGCCAGCGAGACCTTCCACGGTGAAAATCTTGAGGGCCTTCAGTTCCTCACGGCGCGAAGCGGTCAGCCACGGAACTTCAGTCAGCGGCGTACCGCCTGCGGCCTGCTGGTCCATGTTGGCTTTGAAATAGCGATAGTGTTCGGCGTACTTCTGCGCCGGGGTGATTTCCTGCCCGGTTTCGCGGTCGCGCTCGGTCGGCTGGTGGGCCGGAGCAATCCAAGTGCTCTTGGGGTCGCCAACGATCTGAAGCTTGATAAACTCTTCGTCTTCAAAGATCGGGCGGCCAGCCTCACGGGACTTGGCGGGGCGTTCAACGGGCTGCGTGTAGAATTCAACGTGGACGTGCGGGGCATCAGCCATAGAGATGGTTTTCCTTGTCTGAGAAGGTGCGGGGGGAAAGGAAGGGGCCGGAGTTTCCCCCGGCCCGTAGTCGTTTAGTCGGCCAGCGCGTCGTTAACGAACGGGCGCCAGATTTCAAACTCGGCCAGACCGGCAGAGGGAGTGCCCACAGCGGACGCGCCCTTGGCGTTCTGAACGCGGTCGCCTGCGACAATGGTATCATCGACAGAACCGGCAGTGCCCGTTCCATAGACGTTGGCATTGTCGAGGAAGCCAGCCAGCGCGAGGCCAACAGCCTTGCCGCCGATCTGATACCAGCCCCAAGTATTGGCGACGGTAGCAGCCATAGCGACAGCAACCGGACCGATGGCATTTGCAGCGAGCAGAGTGGTACTGCCATCGTCCATGTTGTAGGTGACCCAAGAGCCGACAGCCGTCGAGGCCAGGCCCTTAAGGTAGATAAATTCGCCTGCGCCGTAGCTCGGATCAGTCGCGAAAACGATGGTGCCAACAGGCACCGCCGCAACGGTATCGACGGAACCGATCAAGGACTGACCAAGGCGGTTTTCAGTGATCGTGTAAGCCATGATCTAGACTCCTTTCATCAAGGCGAACTGTCGTAGAGCTTCGCGGTGTGCAGCGGATTGTTCAGGGTGAGGTTCCCGTA